CATATAAAAGAACACGGAATGGAAAAAACTATAAAAGATTGTAGTAGGGAAGGATTTGACATAGGATTCTATGAAGCACCCGGATAAACTATTAACAATAGGCATGGCTTGTTATGATGACTACAATGGTGTAGTTTTTTCCTGTCAAAGCTTAAGGATGTATCACGATTTAGTGTCAACTGATCAAGTAGAAATTGTTATATTAGATAACAATCCAGACAGTGAGCATGGCAAAGCTACAAAAAAATACGTTAATCTAGCCATGAAAGGCTTAGGTAGGTATGTAGAGAAGCGAGATCGTTGTTCAAGTTTTAATAAATATGATATAGTAAACGAGGCTGTAGGAAAATATGTTTTAATAATGGACTGTCACGTTATGTTGCAGAGGGAAGCATTAGAGTATTTATTAACATATTATAGAAACAATAGAAACTGTAAAGACTTGGTTCAAGGACCACTTCTGTACGACAACTTAACAAATTACTCCACACATTTTGAAGATAAGTGGCGAGGCAATATGTATGGAGTCTGGAGTACAAATAAAAAAGACTATCAGGCAGGCAAACCTTTCGAGATAAACATGCAAGGCATGGGTTTATTATCTTTTGAAAAAAAGAATTGGCCCGGAATACATAAAGGATTCAAAGGGTTTGGTGGAGAAGAAGGATATATAGCTCAAAAGTTTAGAAATAATGGCGGTAAGAATATATGCATACCACAATTAGGCTGGTGGCATAGGTTTGGGAGACCAGACGGTGTAAAATACCCACTCACTTTAGAAGATAGAATTTGGAATTATTTTCTTGGCTGGATGGAAGCTACAGGGAAAGAAGAGTGCGAAGTCGTTCGCGGAGCAATAGATCATTTTTCAGAGAGTATATCAAAAGAAAAAGTTATTAGTATTCTACAACAAGTCAAAAAATATTTATACGAGGAACAAAACAATGAAGAACAATGAAGATAAAAAAGCTTTAATGTCCCAAGCAGATATTGAGTACACTATAGAAACCTATGGTTTTGAAGAAGAGTTGACAGAAGAAAATTTTTATGTTCCAACAGAAGCAGAATATGAAGATTTTGGCGAAGAAGTAGAAGAACATGACGCTGCATCGCTCTGGGAAAATATTCGCAAAAAGAAAGAACGTGAAGGCAAAAAATATAAACCTGCCAAGAAGGGCGATAAAGATAGACCAGATCCAGAAGCTTGGAAGAAAGCTCAGTCAGAACCTTCAGAAAAGCAAAAAAAAGGACTTGATAAAAACAAAGACGGCAAGGTTACTAAAGAAGACTTTGAATTGCTGAGAAAAGGTAAAGGCGGTTCGTATAAATATGAACATCCAAAAACCGGAGAAGAATTTACATACAGACGAAAAGGCATTTACAAAAAAGGCGATACAACCTTGGTATATCAAGGTAAGGCAGCTGAGTATCAAGGCAAAAAAGTTAAGTTAGGAAAACCATTTCTGACTCCTGATGGGCCTAAGAAAAGAAGCGTATACGTTAAAAATGGGTCTGGTAATGTAGTCAAAGTAAATTTTGGTGATCCTAATATGTCGATAAAAAAAGACAATCCAGCAAGACGAAAATCTTTTAGAGCTAGACACAACTGTGCTAATCCCGGCCCAAAATGGAAGGCTAGATATTGGTCATGCAAAGCTTGGTAAAAAAGTGGAAAGATCATTTAAACAACAACAATATGACTTACTGGCAACATTTAAAATTCGCTGTAGGTCATGGGGTATGTTGTATAAAAGCTGGTTTGTTTTTGTGCGTACACGGCTTGTTGCCTTGTTTTAGACGTAGGGCTGGGGAAAGATTAGTACATAGATTATATAAAGACTTTATAGAGCATAAGAATAATGTCAATAATAAATAAGATAGATCAAATTATCAGACAGCAAGAAAATATAGATGACCTTGGTTATCTAAGAAATAAAATGTCATATCAAGATGACATTAAAAATAATGTAGTAAAAATTGATTGGCTAAAAATTATTGATGCACCTCCTAAAAACAGTAGCCCAAAGACCACTAGAGAGTTGGCATCTATCAGTAAAGCTACTGTGAATAGGACAGCTAAGGAAATAGATTTAGTTATAAAAGTAGACAAAGACCCCATAAATTTATTTCTTGATTTCTTGGAAAATAAAAACTTGAATTTCCCAAAGAGTAAATTTTATACATTTTATGATTTTCTTGAGCCTTATATATATGGATTGAAATATCATTTTAATAGGGCTAGACCAGAACAGCTTGCACCATATCATAATATAAATATAAAAATTCTTTACACAGACACTCATCACACACCGTCCTATCCAAGTGGACACACAATGTATGCTGAACTTGCAGCCCATATACTATCTGATGAGTATCCAGAATACAAATCTAATTTTTTTGAAATAGCTAAATTTTGTGGGTTAGCTAGAGTTTTACAAGGCGTACACTTTCCTTCAGACAATGAAGCTAGTGTTGCGGCTGTTAATGTTTTATATCCACTCATAAAGGAAGGTATAGAAAATGTCAAAACCAGTAAAGAGTTTCCCTTTGACGGATAGTCCAAGAACAACTGAACCTAAAAAAATACCAATGCCTAAAAAATGATTTTTGATTTTGTTGATATTGGTACTTCTGATTTTAGATATACTATACCAGAAAATAATGAGTCTGGTATATACGTTGAGCCTATAGATTTTTATTTAAATAACATAGAATATTATTCTAATACCATAAAAGTCAAAGCAGCTATAACAGATAAAAATAGTACAATTCCTATATATTATATTGAACCTGAAACAATTAAAGAATATGACCTACCCTTTTTCTTGCGTGGTTGTAACAAAATTGCAGAAATACACGAAGCCATTACGATAGAGTGCGAAAAACGTAATATACTTGTTAGCTCAGTTATCAAAGCTCAAGAAGTAGAGTGTATGACTTTTGAAACGTTTATTAATAATTTCGAGATATCCTCTATTAAAAAATTAAAGATTGACGCAGAAGGTTTTGATTGTAAAATTGTTCAACAGATGCTAGAATTAGTTAGACAGGATTTTTCTGTAAGCAATGTAGAATTTGAAATTAACCCATTGTTTACAAACCCAAAAGAGATTGAAGACACTCGTTGTGCGTTGGCTAAAAGTAACTATTGTTTGCTACCTAGAGCAGATAAAGATACTACGCCATCAAACAAGTATGATGTAAGATTTTATTATAAGGAATGAGGATAGTGTATTGAATTGGTTTCCACTGAAGAACTTTACGCATTATAGTTTGCTTAAAGGGTTTTCTAAGCCACATGAACTTGCAAAAATATGCGCCGATAGAGACTATCCAGCATGTGGGATTACAGACTACAAATCTATATCTGGAGCTGTGTCGTTTCATCAAGCTTGTAAAAAGATGGGCATAAAGCCTATTATTGGCTGTGCGTTTGATAGCACAACTGTTTACGCTAAGAACAAAGATGGTTGGAACGACTTGATACAAATGGTTTCCATGACAGACGAAAATGGAAGTATACCTAAAAACATAGCTAAAGACATTATCAGTAAAAATAATTTAATTGGAATACAGCAGTCTAAAGATAATATTCAACCATCCTACTATGCTAAAAAAGAACATGCAGTTCTGCACAGAGTTCTACTCTGTTCTGCCTTAAAAAAAACCCTACCTAAAATAAACGCACAAATTAGAAATAATAATTTAGATCCAGAAGTTTTAGAATATTTTCAGAAAGACGATAAATGCGTAACAGAAGGTAAAGTCACTAAAGAGTTGGAGCATATATATAATTCTTGCGAAGACTACGAAATATTAAGCCCACCCATGCTTCCTAAATTTTTATGTCCTAACAATATGTCTCAAGAAGAGTATCTAACAAGAATGGCTCGGGAAGGGTACAAAAAGTTTTTGTCTAAAAAGGTAGGTAACGACGATGCTAAACGTATACAGTACGGTGACAGATTTAGGAAAGAGCTACAAGTAATAAAAGATGCAGACTTGTTTGGATACTTTCTTATAGTTCAAGATATTATTAGACACGTTGAAGAAGACATGGGATGGTTGGCTGGACCGGGAAGAGGTTCTGCCGCAGGGTGTTTAATTTCTTATCTAGTTGGCATAACAAAGATTGACCCAGTTGAACACGACTTAATATTTGAAAGATTTTACAACGCTGGCAGAAATACTGGCGGTCATGTTTCACTGCCTGATATTGACATGGATGTTCCGGGTAAGAAGCGTGACGACGTTATAGAATATTTAAAGAAAACGTATGGTAATGAACATGTTAGCCAGATGATAACTTTTGGTAGACTAAGGGGGCGTAGTGCAATAAAAGAAGTACTTCGTGTCAATGAAGCTTGTTCTTTTAGTGAGATGAATGCTATAACTAAGAGTGTACCAAACGAGGCCGAAATATCAGATCAACTTGCAGACATGGACGATGAAGATAGATCAATTATCAGATGGTCTTTGCTGAACCGCGCGGATGAGCTGCGAGACTTTTGCCAAATATCAGACGATGGTAAGCTTGAAGGTGACTATGCAGAATATTTCCAACAAGCAATTGACATAGAAGGAACATTCAAGACTCAAGGTAAACATGCTGCTGGAGTTGTAATATCTAAAGACAAGCTTAAAAATGTATGCCCAATGATACCTCAGAAAGGTTCTACAGAAAAAATAGCAGGATTAGAAATGACAGATTTAGAAGCACTGGGTCATGTAAAATTTGATGTCTTAGGAATTAATCTACTAGACAAGCTAATGAAAATTAAGGAATTGACTAATGATAGAGGTTGAAGTTACAGATTATATGAGAGTTAAAGCCAGAGTAATGGCTAAAGATTTAGGCAAGCTTAACAATTCTATAACCAAGGGTAAAGGTAACGTTGCGGGTTTTGTAGGAGAGTTGATAGCTTTGGAGTGTGTTGGTGGAATTAAAGCTAACACTTATGACTTTGATATTGTAAGTGGTGGCAAAACATATGATGTAAAAACAAAACGATGCACAAGTCCTCCTAAGCCACACTACGACTGTTCAGTAGCTGCGTTTAATACAAAACAAAGATGTGATATTTACCTTTTTGTAAGAGTACAATTTGAAGGTGATAGACCTGTAAAAGCATGGGTGTTAGGACAAAAGAACAAGGCTGAGTATTTTAAACAGGCTAGAAAACTAAAGAAGGGCGACATTGATCCAAGTAATAATTTTAAAGTTAAAGCAGATTGTTTTAACCTAAGCATTAATAAACTAGATAAACTAGAAAAGAAGGACTAATTATGGCTAATAGAGACTTTATTGTATTTGACTTTGAAACAGGTGGACGCAACCCTAACAGATGTCAACCAACTCAGCTAGCAGCTCTCGCTCTGGACGGTCGCAACCTTTCCATGAAGGGTACTTTTAATAGCGAGATTAGACCTATTATTAACGACGAGGCTGCTATTGCTGCTGGGTTAGACCCTCTTGAAGAAGGAGCGTTGAAAATAACTGGGAAGAATAGAAAAGATCTAGCCAAAGCTCCAACGGCAAAATCAGTATGGAGAAAGTTTTGCACCTTTGTGGATAAATACAATTGGAAGAAAGATCCATTCTTTAATCCTATTCCAGTAGGCTTTAATATCATAGGATTTGACATGGTTATTATTAATCGCTTATGTAAAGAGTATGGACCATTCGATGAAGGCAGGCAACAACAAAAGATCTTCAGTAAGATTCACAAATGTGATGTTATGGATAATATGCATATGTGGACAGAGGGCGATCCTAGCATTAGATCAATTAGCATGGACACGCTGCGTGAGCGTATGGGCTTGAGTACAGATAATGCTCACGATGCCTTGCAGGATGTTAAGGATACAGCTAATATCTTTATAAAGCTATTGAAGACTCATCGTGCAGTCTACCAAAACATTGAACTGGACAAGGCGTTTGCTAACGGTAATCTGTATGTCAAATAATGAATTAACAAAAAAACAATTATTGATACAAGATGTTATTTTGCCCTATCATCCAACTTTCGCTGAATCTGTTGACATAAATAAAATTAATGCAGAATGGTTTGATGTGTCTCTTCTTTTAGAAGAAGCCATGTCTCATATTGGTGGATACGAAAGAATTGATTCTTATCACATGGATTTTAGTGATGGAAGCGACTGTAAATCTTCTACAATAAACAATAGAAAAAGAGGCTTAGTCGATAGAGTTGTTTCGCATGGTGGCAAAGAAAAGCATGGAACTCTGAGGGTGGTCGTATACAACTCAATAAAACAAAAGGTAATGTATTATGCACTACCAAAAAAAGATTGGATTAAAATGGTTAATATACACCCTACTAACAAGCAGGGGTCAATAAATTATGGATATAAAATAGAACAAGATATCATACCTAAATTTGAAGATTTTAGATGCAAAACATTTGAAGCATTGTGCTTAACCAAAAACGAAGAGTGTTGCGATGGAATATAACGACGAGAAAACTTGGAAGCTATTTGAAGAAGGTAAAACCAAGGGTGTCTTCCAGCTAGAAAGCAACCTTGGTAAGTCTTGGTCTAAGAAACTTGCCCCAAATAATATTGAAGAGTTGTCAGCTTTAATTGCTATTATTCGACCCGGATGCTTAAAAGCTTTCGTGGATGGAAAGTCTATGACTCAACACTTTATTGATCGCAAGCATGGTCGTGAAGAAGTAACATACTTGCACGAATCATTAGAAGATGTATTGCTGCCTACGTATGGGGTGCTAGTATATCAAGAACAATCCATGCGTATTGCTCAAAAGGTAGCTGGTTTTAATCTTGAAGAAGCAGATGAATTACGTAAAGCGATTGGTAAGAAAAAAGCAGACTTAATGGCTAAGGTTAAGAAAAAGTTTATAGCTGGAGCTAAGAAGGCTAAAATTGTAAAC